ACAGTAATTTGATGTCCGAATATGTGGTATATACATTACAAAATTTCTACCACAATGAAAACAATTAATAGATGTCCAATCAGTTGTGTTGTCAACAAAATAAAATGGATTTCTAATCCTAAGTTTTTTACTCACGCCAGTCCACCTTAGGATACTTAGCAAAGTTAATAAAGAAGAATAAGAAGTCGAGTCTAGTAACCCAAGCAGTAACTGTTGCCACTTCTTCTTCCGCCCATTCTATAATAGGATATCTTTCAAACCCTATACCAAAACAATACCTAGTGTTTAACGAAACAGTTACTGTATATCTTCCGATATCTTTTTGCATTAGTGATTCTCTGGGATATCGTCAACGAACATATACTCAGGGTTAAAGGCAATCCATGTCATGAGGCCTCCTCCTGCGTCTGCTTTTCCGTATCTGTTTTTAACTGGCGCGACACCCATTGAGGTCCCAACAACTCCGAGAGTGCAGATGAGAGCAGGTAGTTGTGCAACCTTGCCCTGAATAGCACTTCGCGGTTGACACGGAGAACCTGTAACTGCTTCACTAGTATGATGAAGCACAACAACAGCAGCATTAGTTGCACGAGCAAGATACTTTAACTCCTTCATGATGGCTCGCATAGAAGCGAACTCTTCACCACCATCGGTGGCTACGTCCATTAAATTATCTACTACAATTAGAACTGGTGGGCAACCCCATAGTTCCTCAAATGCCTGCACTTCTTCATCAATATCTTGAAGCGTTGGTGCAGATTCAAATGACCAAACAATATGACTACTCTTTGATAGGGTAGCCTTAGTCCAACCTACATCAGATGATAACATTCCTTCTACATCTGACTGACTCTTACCCGAAATCATAGACGCTAATCGCATAGCCATCGTATGAGCGTTAGTATCTGCCGATATATACAACGTCGGCACTTTCATTTTAAGTGCTAATGCTAATGCTAAAGTTGATTTACCCACACCTGGCGCTGCTGCGAACATCGAAACTTCGGAACGACGGACAATGATTTTATTGGAATCGAACGCCTTAAAGCAGGAAGGTAAAGGTTCCCCTCCAATACTGGCACGACCAACTGAGCGGACAAGTGTACGCATCCTGGTTCCTTTCTATCTTGAAAGAAAAGTCGTAACCAAAATGCAACTGGTGTAATTCGGCTACGACTTTTCCTCATTATTTAATTGTTAGTTAACTGGTTTGCATTGGTCGGGTGTGCCTTGTGGTGAAGGACACGCCCAGAATGCATAAGGCTTTCCACTTGCTTTGCTAATTCCTTCTCGCCAAATACGAGCACCATGCTTACATACTGGTGCTGCTGTACCTGATGCTGGCAACACCTGGGTTGGAGGCGAGGAGGCTAAGGGCTTTGTGCCGATAGTGGAACTCGTGGTCGATAAAGGGGCTAGTGTGTAAGCACCTACTACCTTCTGTTGCACAGAGGAGATTTGTGTAGAGTAATCGCCAATGCCTTCTAACAGCACAGACAATTCATCTGCCGTGTTTGCACGGATGTTTATCATATCACCTGTTGGTGTCTTGTAGGAAACTTGTAGTTTCCAGTCTTCATTTGCCATGTTTCTCATTTCTTAGAAGAGAACTGACAATACTCTGTCAGTCCACATCTATTGCAGTTGTTTGTATTTGGTATAAAAATTCCAGCCTTACGTGCTTTGTCAAATCCACTAACAAGATACTCTAACTTCTCATCTGTGTATCCAGTTAAATCTATGAGTGGAGTAGTTCCTTCTTGTCTTGCCATCCAGTAGGCTCCGTACTTAACATCTACCCCTAGAACTTGTTTAAGTCCTAGGCGGTAGAAGCCAAGTTGTAGCGTGCTGAAAGGGGTTTGCTGTGAAGTCTTTAGGTCAACCACGACTAATTCACCATCAACTTCAAAGACTCTATCGATAACCATCTTAACAGGTATATCGGCAAAGGTAGGTGTCAAACCCAATTCAACGGCAGGTGCGCCTTCTGGTGTGTGCCAGATTTTCCAGTTGTGATTAGCAATACGCCAATCGATATATGATTGAACCCATTCAGGTCCAGTCTTTTGCCAAAAATCTACGTTCTCTTTATTAGGGAATGCTTTGGTAGCACGACCACCAACCCTAGCGAAGGTTAAATCTTTACCATCTGATTCCTTTGCCCATGCTTTATCCCAGTAGTTCTGTGCTAGTAACATTATAGGTTCTCCAAATCCCAAGCCTCAGTTGCTGAGTGAAAGGCGGAGCCACCCACAGACCATACCGAAGGTTCTTCGGGTAGTTGAAGTAATCGACCTAGGTAATACTGATACCCACAGTCAATGAATGTTGTAAACGCTGAGTATGATATATGCTCAGGTAATGTATATCCTTGCAGTTCAATTGCCATAGGTATATTATATATCAATCAGGTAAATCTGTCAACTATAAAATATACTTGACATCTATCTTTGTTAGGTGTATAATTAAATACATAAGATAATATATATAAGACCCCTCTGGGGTCTATTATAATATATATATAATATATACAATAGGATATAATGAGTAAACTATCTGACTTTGATTTAGACTTATCGGTAGGACAGGCTGGCGAAAGACTGGTCGAAGGGTTACTGACTGGTAACAAAACAATAGAAGTCAAGACTGATTTAAAGTGGAAGAACACAAACAACATCTATATAGAAACCGAGTGTTGGTCTCACAATAACCAGTCTTGGTATGCCTCAGGTCTATCTGCAACGAAGGCTGAATACTGGGCATTTGTATTAGAGGGTGTGGTACTTATTGTACCTACCTCAGTATTGCGCAGAGCGGTTGAGTTGTATGGGGAAGAGATAACCTGTGACATAGAACCAAACCCAAGCAAAGGATATCTTGTACAACCAGGATATGTGCTCTGGGTCACAAAAGAGTTATCTAAGTAGCGAGGGGAAGGCTACCTAGAAAACACAAAAGACCCCCCTTCCGAAGGTGATTACCTAAGGTCGGGGGGTTTCGTGTCTCTAAAGGCCGTTTAAAGCCGTTTAAAAGGTATTACTTGGAGCCTACTCCAAAATCTGATTCAGCCTTATCTGCCCATTTAGCCAATGGACCGAACACAGCGCCGATTGCAATAGCGTACTGTGGTGCTAGGTCGGCTGCTAATGCCAATCCTAAAGTGATTGCTGAAGCAAGGACTGCTCGCAGGTAAGACTTAAATGCTGCCTTTTGCTTTGCTGATAACTTGAACTTCTTCATTTGCTCTCTTTCTTTTTTGGGAGTGGCTTTAGTTTTAAGGCCATAGCCCTGGCCTGGTCTACCGTATTGTATACGGGTCTATCCATCCAAGAGAACCAAGGAGATGTATCCTTAGCATGCTTCTCTTCAATGGAAATATGTATATGTTTTGTATGTGGGTTGGAACCAGTATAGTTCCTATTACCCTCACCGTTTCTTTCTTTAGACCAAATCTTCTTGTTAAATATTAAATACTTTACACGCTTGTCTGTCTTTAGATTTTCAAATATCTCAGCGCAGTCTATACCATTCTTAGGGTCATGGGTGAGGTCTACTGCTAGCCCAGTATTGTGGTCCGAAGTTGGACTCGCCTTCAGATGAGCAGCAGATGGTAGAAGACCATCGCTTGCTTTCTTGCGCTTCGGTCTTAATGCCGTCGCTTGGCGCAGCACAGCAACTGCAGCAGGTGTGGCTTTCTTGGCAACAGTTGTCATTTACTTTTTCCTTATCCATACTTGCCATCCCTTACGTAGGATTTCGATTTCATCTTTGTGTTTGTTTAGCCAAGCATCTATTGCTGGCTTAGGGTTCTTATCTGTACCGTCTGGGTGGTCCCACTCATAGTCATCAAACGCCATGATACCCTTTGGCTTTAACAAATCCCAGGATAAATCAGCATCTAATGTTACCGATTCAGGTAGGTGGTCACCATCAATATAGATAAAATCATACTTGAGTTCTCTGTGGTTTTTTAACCAGTCACCACTAAATGCTTTATGTGCTTGAACTTTCTTGCCATAAGAAGCAGTCTGTTCCTTGTAGGCTTCCTGTATATCATCCCAGTCATAGATTGATTCATGCTGTAGGTTACCACACCAAGGGTCTATGTCTACCAGTAATGATGATGGGTCAGTAAGTATATTCTCTAGTAGCCAAGCAGATGCGTTGCCAGTAAAGACACCTATCTGTAGGAACTTAAGATTCTTCTTACCTTTAAACTCTGCTAGTCCTGATTCAAAGTCAGCAACTGTAGCATTATCGTAGAACCATTTAGGAAATTTGTCCGCTTTTGTCCCCATTGTCCCTATCTTCCTATTAGTTGTTTAACTAGGTCGGTTAGTAACTCAACCTTCTCGTCCAATTGATTGACCTTATCCCTTAAACTGGACCCTCCATTGGGTTTAAGTTCATTAAGATAATGTTTAACCATCCATCTAATAGATGTCGCTAGTGCTCCTATTAAAGTGGTTACGGCTACGGCCAGTCCAGCCCAATCAGTTGGTGTCATCATGATTTCCTATACGGTTCTAATGGTTACTTCAAGGATACCACCAAAGCCACTAAAGCCTCTATCTGGTGGGGTTCCACGAGTAAACGATATCTGTTCAATTACAATCTGGCGAGATTCACCAGTCGTGAAGTCTTGTAGTGTAACTACGTCTCCACTCTTTTCAATATTTTCAAGTGCTTGAATTCTAGCAAATGCTCTTCCTTCGTATCCCACTTGAACGTTATATCTATCTGTTTCAACATCAAAGCAGTACAGTGGGAACTGCATGATTTGCTGACGAGGCGTAGCGATAGTAGCCTTTGCTTGGTATCCCTTAAAGGTTGGACCCAAAGATGTATATGTAGCATCTCTACCAAAGATAAACTTATATGCTACATATTCTTGTGCTGTCTCAGGCTGAGATGTTGTTACCTCAACTGCTGGAACGGTAGGACTATAGGTAATAATTTCATATTCAGTATTGTTTCTATCTATAATATCCAAAGCAAGACTGCCATAGGAGAAGTCACCACGACCAAGGAGACGCTTAAAGTTCTTTGGCTCTAGTGTGCCGTACCGAATAAACCCTGTGGTTAGATATCCAGTAGGACGTAAGGTAGATTCTGCTTCAATATTAATTGTTCCAGTTTTATTAACCAATGCTGTAGCAGATGATACTGCGGTTGATGCAACGTTAGCACCTGTTACGGAGTAGGTAAATGTAGTAGTAGACGGAACGCTAGCAACTGTGTATTGCCCGTTGAATACGGAACTAGATACAGCAGCAACACCTTCTACCCAAATAGAATCACCAACGGCTAAGCCGTGTACCGCAGAGGTAGTAAGTGTAGCAACACTAGATGTTTTTGCTTTGTTAGTAATTGTCCCAGCATTAACTGCTGTGGTGCAGAATACAAGTCTATTTAAATCACCAGCAAAAGCGCATGATGTAGTACTATATCCAGTTATATCATCAACATACAAATCATTTGCGTATGCAAACCGTAATGTTTCTATTTCATTTCCTAGGTCAATACGGATAACGCCAGGATTTCCAGCAACGCCAGTAGCGCACCAGACGAATTTGTCTCGTGCGGCAAAGTCATAACACGGCTGAGTAGTCTCTACAATTAGTGGACCATAGTTAATGGAGCCGTCAGTATCTGAGACAACTGCCGCACGGATTCCCTTATTTGTCCCAATCATCATGTATCCAAGATAGTAATATATCTTGTGGATGATTTCTCCTACAGGCATCTCTGCTGATACAACAGCGGATGTAAGTGTAGGCATCGTGCCAGATGTACTTAATGTAAATTTAAAAATAAATGATTGAATGCCACTATAGGCAGCAACATAAATAGATGAACCAGATGATGATATTGAAGAAAAGACTATATCGGAATCGCCATGAGTATACAAGGCTGTTGGTAGGGATGACGCTGTTGTTGGGAATTCAAAAATTTTATTATTGATAGCCATAACAATACGGTCTTTAACATATTCCATTGTACCTTTAGATACTACAAGAGAACTGCTATTAAATAGTAAGGTGGCTGAGGTAGATGAATCACCAGTCAAAGGTTTCTTATATACAGCAGTCTTATCAACACCTGAATCAAGAATGCGTGTTACCCAATAAGCATTAACGCCATCGTCACAGATAGCAAACACAGGGTAATCAGTACCTGCTGCGTTATCTATGAAGTGAGTTTCTGTTCCGTCTACTGCAATCTTGTCAACATCATACTCATCATGTAGCAATACACCGTTAGTCCCACCCCATTGGATAGAACGTAGTTGTTGGAATGGACGCTTGTTAGATTCAATGTCACCAGTTGTATAGTGAGCAGTAGATGTATTCTTAAGCATTGTGACTTGTCCCTTAGTCCATACATCAACACCTTTGCTGTCAGTAAATCTGTGTGCTACAGTTTCACCAGCAGATGGGTCATAGAACTTAATACCTGCTCCGCCATGAAAGGAAGACTGAGAACGAATCCACCAGCCAGTAAGTGATTGCTCACCTGGTTCTGAACCATTATCAAATTGGTCCTTACGAAATGGTGCTGTCTGTCGACGGTAAGGTCGAGCATCTGAGATGGCATAGAAAAATGGCAAGCCACCAATAGCAATGTCATATGCTTCTGCCGTATTCTGCCAAGTAGCAGAAGACGATACAATACCTAAGTCAACCGCAATCGCTCTACTAGAACGACCTTCGGTAATATCACGACCAGCCACTTATTCTCCTAACGGTTCACCATCACAACAGTTAGCCTTCATATGACAATGAGGACATAACCACCTGGTACTTATTGGTTCAAATTCTTTATTACAGAAATCACATTCAAGCAATTAAAGCGCTGCAATTTCCTCTGGTGTTAATCCAAGTGCTGCAAGTTTTGCTTCGGCAGATGCTTTGGCTGCAGCCTTGGCTGCTTCCGCTGCTTCACGTTCTGCTTCTTTAATTGCAGAAGCCTCTCTTTGTGCTTCCGCTTGAGAAATTTCTTCGGGAGTTAACTCTACTAAAGTTTCCTCTCCTGTAGTGCAATTTATTATTAGTTTAGTTGGCATTTTTTCTCCTTTGTTGTTAGACTTTTAATATGCCGTATAATGAAAGGGTGGAACCAGTAAGAAGGGTCGTTGAAGAGTTACCGTCAAACGTTATTGAATTAATGGCAACTGACGTAGCGGGATTCCATCTACCAGTACCAAAGATTTGATAACCATTTGTACTATTGGTCGAAGTTCCGGATTCAAACATAAAGTGTTTACTACCAGTCGTCGAAGTATAATTAAAAATATAAACGGATTCATTGCTAAATACATCAGAAGTTGCGGTATTACCAACTCCTTCTAATTGGCTGGCGCCATCTGCTTCAACTGCAGTTCCAGTGCCGTACCACCTAGTGCCGCTTCTATTCGTGTTTGTACCATTAAAGTAAATTTCATAACTTTCATTAACGCTTGATTGTGAGCCTCTCACTGAAAGTACAACAAGAAGGTCTGTGTATGTAGCAGGAATACTGCTAAACACAACGGTTGATTGGTCAGAGGTTAAGGTCTTAGTTTCTATTAAAGTAAGAGTATTTGGCATTAAATTGCCTTTCTAGGAATGTAATCAATTAGGCGCATAGTATTCCATAAAGTTCATAGGTGTCCCCAACTTTTTGTTTATTGGAGGTTGGGTCCCAAAACAATTCTAGACTCGTTATTGCAGCGTTATTTATTCGCGTATTTACATTATATTCTACATGGTCACTATTACTGCTAAAGGTTTTTGAGATTATAATTTTGTGGGTGTTTGCACTTGCATAATTCATTATATGCAAAATTAAACCGCTTTGATTAGAACCTACCTGTGCTTGGAAAAACCGTGCAGTTGCTTCGTTAGCAGTACGAACCGAAGCGTCAGTACTGCCTATACCTGAAATGTTTGTCATTCCCCAATATGTATTAGTACTATCATTATTTACAGTTACTTTATAAGCGTTAACAGCATTGCTAGTTGGTTGTGTTCGGACTATTAAAACTAAATCCGTATAACCACTAAATGAATTAAAACTTACAATATCAGTAGCAGAAGTTAAAGTATTTTTAGCAAGTGAAACATATGTAGCGGGCATATTTAACTATCCTTCCAATCCGTATAGGGCAAATTTAGAATATTGACTAAAGAGAGTACCATTTTCAGGGTAAAATCTAAGTATATTTACTGCGTTTAATTTATTTGTACCTAGCCACATTCCAGTACCAAAGACTATACGTCCAGGCACCCCACCCCTACCCGTTCCATCTCCATTCAAATCTACTCCACCAAAATATTTTGCTACTTTTACTTTAGTAGTACTAGCATAATTTGTAATATCAATAATACCAGCGCCCCAAGAACCTGGGGATGCATTTGTACCAAGTCCAGTATTAAATGCTATGGAATCATTATCTCCTCCAGTTGTTGGATAATTAGCCGAATCTGTAATAGCACCAGTTCCTCGAGCAAAATGATGAACGTATGCCGTTGATGAAGTATCAAGAGTATTACTACTACCCATTCGCATTCTTAATTGGTCAATTCCATAAGTGCTTCTGTTATCTTGCGCTATGTATCTAATCTGTAGATGTTTATAGGTTGAAGGTATTGAAGTAAATTCTACATATGCTGTTCCTCCCGAACCTACATCTGCAGTTGCAATAGACTTAAAAGAATTAGTAGATATTGTAGAAGCAGTTTTACCAGAAGCAATAATTCCTAGTATTGGCATTAGGCTATATCTCCAATCACATACCATACATCAGAACCTTCATAAATTGCAGTTGCTGATGAATATTGAGCACGAAGTTTAGGTGCTGCTGCGGTGGCTCCATTACTTCTAATTGTTACTCCAGAACCAGCGGCAAATGTTACTTGACCAGCACCTTTTTGTATAATATTAAGTTGTGAGCCAGTGTTATAAGCAACTGATGATGCTGGTGGAATTGTGTATGTTTGAGCGGATGCATTTGATGCTGTAACAAGTTTACAGTCATCGGCTAAGACGAATGTGTAAGTTGTTCCAGTCTGAGCATTAATCGCCAAATCAACTTTAGGGTCAGTTAAAGTTTTGTTTGTAAGCGTTTGAGTACCAGTAAGTGTTGCTACTGATGTTGATAATGTATTAGTTCCACTTGATAAATCTTTGTTTGTTAATGTTTGTGAATCAGTAAGTGTCGCAAGTGAAGATGGAAATGTGTTGGTTCCACTTGATAGATTTTTATTAGTAAGTGTTTGGGCGGTTGAAAGGTCTGTTGTAACTGCTGTATCAATAGATACGGATACAGTACCAGAAGTTCCACCACCTGTTAACCCTGTCGAGGCTGTTACACCCGAAATGTCACCAGCGACGTTATCTGCGTTAGTTCTAGCGCGACTCATTAGGCTATATCTCCAATCACTAAGAAAGTATTACTTGCTGTACAAATTGCTGTTGCGCTTGCATATTGCGCTCTTATCTTTGGAGCGGTGGCTGTTGCACCAGTTGAGTTAATTGTAACACCTGCACCTTGTGCAAATGTTACCTGACCTGCCCCAAGTTGAGCAAAGTGTATTTGTTGTCCTGCACTATACACGGAAGGCGGTAAGGTTAATGTAATTGCAGATGCATTTGTAAGAGTTACAAACTTATCTTTATCACTAAGCACGGTAGTATATGTTGTGCCTGTCTGAGCATTTAATGTAAGGTCTAGCGTTGTTATACCAGTAGTAGGAGCCGCCCACTTAACGCCAGTTGTCTGAGTTGAATCTGCTGTAAGTACATAATCGTTTGTACCAACTGCTAACCTTCCAATTGTATCACTTGCTGTTCCTACAAGTAAGTCACCCTTTGCATCAATAACTGTTACTGTCAGGGCATTGGATACATTGAATGGTGTATATGAAAATACTTCTACAACATCGCTAGCAGCAAGGGCTGGAGATAGTCCAGTAACTGTTGTGCCAGTGCTTGCAGTATAGTCATCACCGCGAACAAGTCTTACACCGTTAAGGAATACTTCTTCCCACCCTGCTGTATAAGATAATGATATTGAGTTATCATCTGTTCCAGATAATGTTGTTTCTCCGCCAGACATTGTTTTCTTCCAACGGCTGACTGTAATAGTAGATGTCAGTTCTTGCCATGCTGAACCATTCCAAGCATAGAACTTGGTTGCTGCTGTATCAAAGTAGATAGCACCAGTAAGTAAAGCGTTGCCATCATTATCGGTTGATGGAGCAGTTGCCTTAGCACCTAGATATCTATCATCAAATGAATCATATGACGCTGCAGCAGCAGATGCACTAGCAGCAGCGGCGGCTGCATCAGCAGCGACAGATGTAATAATTGTATCTGCGTATGCTTTTGTAACCGCATCTGTATTAGCAGTTGGTGTACCTAATCCCGTAATCTTGTTGGTTCCCATAGCAATAGCACCAGTCATAGTGCCACCTGCTAGTGGAAGCATTGTATCTGCGTATGCCTTAGTTGCTGCATCTGTATTAGATGTAGGTGTTCCAAGACCAGTAACCTTATTTGTACCCATTGCTAGGTTGCCAGTCATTGTAGAGCCAGCCTTAAGAACTACTGTATCTGAGAAGTTTGCTGTATCAGCAAGTGCTGCAGCAATTTCATTAAGAGTATCTAATGTAGAAGGTGCTCCATCAATAAGGTTATTGATTTGAGTGTCTACATAAAGTTTAGTAGAAGCATCAGCATTGGATGTAGGTGTAGCAAGGTTAGTAATCTTCTGACTATTTAATGATACTGAACCAGTAGGCGCAGCCATTTGGTCTAGTCTAGATGTTCTTACTTGTGTATCAAAGTCTGAGATAGTTGATGCTGTTTGGCTACCAGTATGGTTAGCACGAGCCAATGGGTCAGTTGCTAACTTGCTTAGAGCAATTGCTGCTGAAGCATTGATATCAGCATTAACAATTGTTCCATCTGCAATCATAGTAGATGTAACTGTACCTGAATCTGCTGCAGTAATTGCAGTTCCAGAAATCTTAGTCTTGTCAATAGCAGCAGATGCACTAATGTCAGCATTGACAATAGTTGAGTCCGCAATCATTGTTGAGGTAACAGTTCCAGTATCTCCTTGAGTTACTGCTGTACCTGAAATTTTAGTAGATGCAATGGCTGCTGCAGAGTTGATGTCTGCGTTTACAATAGTGCCATCGGCAATCATGGTGCTTGTTACAGTACCAGTATCGGCTGCTGTAATAGCAGTGCCTGTTACTTTAGCAGGTGCTATAGAGCCAGCAAGCATTGTGTTGGTTACTGTACCAGTATCAGCAGCGGTAATTGCTGTGCCTGAAATCTTTGTTGCTGCGATAGCAGCGCTAGAATTAATATCGGCATTAACAATTGTACCGTCAAGAATCATTGTACTGGTCACTACCCCAGTATCAGTAGTCTTTACGACGTTAGAAAGAGTGATACCATGCGCTGTTGTAGTATTCTCGATGTGGTCATTAGCCTCTTGTAGGTCTCGACCAATAATCATATGGCGTACTGCTGCACCAGCGGAGTGGGCTACAGCCGTTGAGCCGTCTCTTCCGCGAGTAATAGTAAGTGTGTTGCCAGAAGAATAGTTACTTATATCTACAATTTCTTCATTGGCTGTATCTGGGTCGATAACAACTGTGTATGTTTCAGTTGATGCAGGTGTCTTTCCACCCATTAGTTGTGAACCAGAGATTACAGTCATCGTTGAATCTGATGATGTAATTGCTGATGCTAGTGTCGTTTGTTGAGAACGAGAGGAGTATTTGCGTATTGTCATTTAGTTCCCTATCGGCTGTAGTGGACGCGGATTGGATATTGATTTTGTTGGCGTGACGTTTCTTCTTTCAAGCGTTGTGTATACAAAGCATACAACTGCTTGGTCGCAGTATTCGACGCACCAAATGGACGCTTGCTATCTGTCTCGTCTGCTTGTGGGCTGATTTGCGCAGCACGAGCAGGGTCTAGATATGTTAGCAAACGATATGCGGCCCCAAGGATTATGACATCCTTACATGATTCTGGTAGACCAGTTTGTGTGGCAAAGTCTTGTGAGTTAGAAGTAAAGGCTTCTGCGTCTGTAGCATAGATTACTTTAACTGTTCTTCCAGGTGTAATATAATCACCGATAGTAATTGTTTGTGCATTAGCGGCAAAAGCAGTGGAGTCTGCTTTAGAATCCCAAGACCATTTGCGTACTGGAATCCATTCTTCAGATGGACCAACGGACTGCCACATGATACTTAGGACATTTGAAATAACATATCCATCATAAATATTATAGGTGGTAACTGGTGCTTCATAGGTAAATGTCATGCTTTTAACAGCAAACATAGAAGAGCCAGTAGAACGAACAGTATCGTTAATTGCTTTTTTAACTGAGTTACGTGGAAATACTGGAGAGATAGCAACCTTAGAATCAGCAGCGTGTGTGCTGGCAGTTGTTCCTAGATATCCTCTACCGTAAGGAGATACCGTAGCAGTATTAGCAATACGGTCAAATGTATCAATCCACATTAACTCTTCGCCAATTTCTACAATACCCTTACCGACTGATTCGGTAGAACCAAGGCTAAGAATTGTAGGTGATGTAGATGAAGATGTGGTTGTAGACACCGCAGTTTTAAGATAGGTTGTTCTTTCTTGTTGGTATGTATAGCCAGAAAGATTAATTAATACTTCATCGATAAGATTAGATAGTGTAGTTGTCATTAGGCGTCTATGCTCCGTAATGCAGCAGGTGCTGCTAGTCCAGTGGTTCCAGCAAGTTCATTACAGATACCATCAATGTCTTTAAATTTATCTCTAGTGCGTCCTGCTTCTGCTTTGATATTAAGAGCACCTACGGTTGCAAGTCCAGTAGTGCTAGCATAAACGTTAGCAGCACCCTGCTCATCTAATCCTGTTGTACCAGCAAGACGGTTAAGTTCTGCTGCCAGGCTACTACCTGCTTTACCAAGTGCCATTATGTGTCCTATCTAGGTGTAATTATTTTCTTATCAGGGGTGATAAGTTTTGACTTAGGCTCTTCCTTAGGTTTACCAAAGAATGCGTTGTAATAATGTTCATCAAATGAGAACCGCTTCATATGTGGGGCTAATGCACCAGTATGAGCATATAGTGGAATCTCTGCTTTATCGCATAGGGCAAAGAAAAATATATCTTCACCTATAAACTTAGTTCCTCTACCCATTTCCATAAATACTTGTCCATCTTGAGATGCTTCACGAACCTTTGGTACGATACTGCGGTGCATTAATACAAATCCCATACCCGCCGCATCAACCTTAATTAATTGATTTACTGGCATTGGGTGAACTCTGGTTAATCCAAACCCACCCTCATCTCCAACTATAAAGTTAAAGATTGTAGGCATTGGAATCATTAAAGGTTCTTCTGGATTATCTGTAGTAAAATATATTCCAGTAATAATTGGACGCTTTTCAGCATCCTTGTTATCCCATAATAATTTAAACTTTTCTGGACTAATTACTACATCTGAGTCTACCCATAGTAGCCATTCGTAATCAGTCTTATCATACCAGTAATCAATTACTGTCTGTCGTTGTCTGGCAATTTGGTTGCCTTGACTTCTTAAAGATGTAGCAAATTCTACGCCAGACTTTAACATAACATCTGTTACGCCTTGCATAAACTTGCCATCTACCATTCCATTATCGCACCATACTAGTGCAATAGAATCTTTTTTGCTCATAGTCCCCTGTGTCCCTATTTCTTTTTTCTTGCTACAGCAGCATTATCAATCAAGTTTGGATAAGGTCTGCCTGCTGCTTTAGCCCTAGCCTTTGCTGCACTTTTCTGTGCTGGCGTTAATTTCTTAGATGTTTTCTTAGGATTTTTTTTATCCCAAAATGCTTTCTTTACCATTTGACTTTATCCGCCCAATATGCTGCAGACATTTTACCTTTAGCAATATTCTTTCTATGACGTGCTTTAAAAGATTTCTGTCTTGCTGTAGGTTGTCTGTCTCCAGTAACACCTTGCTGACCAAATCTAATTGTCTTTACTTGACTTCCCTCTTTGGCTACAACTACGTGTGATTTAGTAGGATGCTTAGGAGTACGCTTTGGTTTATTAAAACCAGACACTCCTGCTCTAGCGAGCCTTGAGTCCTTTTTGTTTTCCATGCTCCCCATACTTTCCTAAGATTGACCTAATGGTTCCGTTCTTGTTCAACCGAACCACTAGACCATTCTTAATTTGAACTGGATTAAAACCATCGTGGCGTTTATGACTACCACTAGAAGACATTACTTCTTCTTACCCATTTTTTTCATGGCCATCTTCTTCATGCCCATTTTCATTTCCATTTTTTTCTCAGCCTTAGATTCCATCTTCTCACCCTTAGCATAAGCCTTAGCAGCCTTCTTGCCCTTGGCGGTATATGGGAACTTCTTATTTCCTACTTTTGGCATTAGATTTGTCCTATCTCTTTCATTACGGCTGCGGCTTTTGGTGTTATGTCCTTCGTCTTAGGCATAGTGTCCGCATTATACGCTTTGCCTAAAATCTCCGATGCTTTATGTGCTTCTTCTACGTGACGCATAGTTGTGCCTGCTGGTTGTATACCTTGTGCTCTAGCGTCTTTATAAGCGTTAAGTTCTGCAGTCCATTTTTTATCTGGAATATCTCTTTTAGCGTCTCCTGCATTAACTTGTAAATTCATTACCTTACATCCAAAACATCCTTCGACTTCTGTCGGATGGTCTTGCCAGTGATATGCCATATTTGTCCCTTATACTGCTGTGAAATTAGCCTCAGTTATTCCTAAACCAGATGATATTAGTGCAGCCTTGGTAGTATCATCTACTATATGTTCATGGCCACCGATATAGAATTCATCATAGTTTGCTATATCTTCGTCCAATGGAAATCTTACCTTAGAATAGGTAGCCCCACTCTTGGCAATACTAACACCTTTATTTAGTTTATAGAAGTAAAACAGTCTATGCTTACCGATAGGTGCTTCCTGTACAACTGGTGTTGTAAATGTATAGTCTGCCATTATTCTCCTTATAGTGGATTTACTATAAGACAGGGAGATTGCTCCCCCTGCCCTATCGTCAATCAACTAAGCGATTGATGAACCTGATTCGATTCGGTATAGTGCCTCTTCGCGGTAGCGAGCAAAGCCTAGTACGCCGTACCAACCCATTGGGCGGTGACGCATCAAGCGGTCAACTACTGGTCCGATAACTACATGTGGCTCTTCTGCCACTGCCTCAGCAAGTGCTTGCTGTCCTGCAATGATTGTGCGGTACACCTTTGCAGATGAAGAACCGTCAGTTGCAGAGTAAAGGCGTGGAGACTCTACGAAGTATGCACCTTCGTATGTTCCGATTTCTCCTGCCCAGATGCGGTCTTGTGAAGAACCGTATTGGTTAGGAAGCAACCATCCTGCTGAACCTGTCTCAGCACGTAGGTCGTGGGATACCTCTGGGTGTAATCCAGCCCAGTATAGTGAACCCTTGCGTCCATTAGCCTTGTTAGCACGCAACTTAGCAACAGCCTTACGGATGTTTGCTGAAGAAAGTGTAGCGGCTGCTGTGATGGTTGCAGTTGATGTTGCTGTTGAACCTGAGTAGATTACATTTGAACCGCCACGCAATGTTGTCATTGCTACGGAGTCAATAGAATCTGCTAGGTTGTAAGCGATAATGTTTGCGATTGCAGGGTCAACATCTGCAAGAGAGAATAACTCTAATGCACGTGTTACCAACACTGAGTTACCGTACTCTGCAAGAGTAATGGTTACTGATGTTGGTGTTGACATTGCTACTGCATCTGGGTCAGTTGTTTCTGTTAGAGCAGTTGTTGCTGCTGAAAGGTCAACATAACGTTGTAGAACAACGGTTGAGCCAGGGATTGCTTGACGGGCTGGGCGCTTATCTGCGACTGAACGAATTAGTGGTTCAGAGCGGAGAGCGAATTCTAGAAGACGGTCATACGCCTTCTGTACTAGACCAGCACCACCAGCGGTTCCTCCGAGATTGTCAGAGGCTGTTGATACATATGCCATTCGTCACCTCCAGTGACTAGAAACTATGATGATTGTTGTGAACGAAGAACATCTAACAATGCATCCATAGAATCTGCATTGTCAATTCTTGAGTTAAGTTCTTCCATTCTGTCTGGAGTAAACGCACCTTGTGTTAGAACATCCTGTTGCCTTAGGGCAGCACGGTCTTGTTCTGGCATGTTGGCTTCATCTTTCTGTACTTTAATTCCGAATAAATCTGCATTATCATCGAGCCAGTTAGAAACTGTCTCCTCGTTAACATCATCGATATCCTTAAGAATTAAGCGTGCAGCCTTAGCGTTTACGCCTTTCTTTTCCAGGACTTCTTTGACGGTTCGCTCACGCTGCACTTTGGATAATCCTTCAAGTTGCTCAGTGAGTTCCTTAATACGCTTCTCGTCGGCTCTCTTTGCTTTCCGTAACTTTTTAATCAAGTCACTTCCATCACCAGAGAAACCTTGGTCAGTATCTAGGTCTTCGTCTTCGTCTTCCCAGTAATTGTTGCTCATAGCAACTACCACCCTTCTATTCGTTGTTAGTCGCAGGCCGCAGTTCAGTTCGGGGAAACTGGCTGGCTCCTACTGTCGGTCTTATACGCTGCATTGGGCCGATAGGTCAATGTCAGGATTCTAGTATTGTCCGCCTGGTGTGCTAAGTAGCGACGCCTTTGTAGTTCCAGACTTACCAGAGAATGATGCAATTTCTCTCTCAGTAAGTGCTTTACGTTTACGTTGCGCTGAGGCTAGAGTATTAAATACTTCTTGTTCTGCCTCTGCTTGGTTATATCCAGGAAGTGTTGTTCCGTAGATTTCGCTTAACTTCTGTGCGGTAGGTAGGATATCTGCAATTGTTGCATATCCCTTTTGTGCTTCGGCTTGTGTGATTCCTTGTGCTGCTAGTTGTTCTGCTACAGAAACACCAGTCTCAAGTCCTTGTACTCTTGCGGCTACGCCAATTTCGGCTGCTGCAATCTGACGTTGAATCTTAGGTAATTGCTGATTAGGGTCAAGAACATAGGCAACCATGTCGGCTGAGCCAATTCCATAATAATCTTTAAGTGTTCTAGCAATTGCAGGGTCAGCATTCTGAACTCTCTGAACTGCCATAGATACACGAGTTGAT